TGATTACACTTAATAGAACTTTGTATAACTCGTTGTGGGTCGTTATCCGCCATTTTTTGCACGTCTTCCCTAGATAATTTTCCACACTTGTAAGTTCCAGATGTATCAGCAAATTGGTCACCTAGTGATGGCATTTGCACGCTTGATGTAAATTCCTCCGCACTATTGTCCCAGTAACTGTAAGAATATAATCTAATGAATGGTCTGAACACCACATCTTTAGAAAATACCTTGTCCCCATCAATTTGAACTACAAAATGTCCTCTAGGTAATGGGTTTTCATTATCATCTTCAGTGTTATAATTAATGGACAACCGTGACAGGACGGAACCTTGCCCGCCATTATCCGTTTGTCCTGTTAACTTCATCAGTTCCGCATCACTTATAGTGTCAAAATTAACGGGAACTGTTAAAGCGTCTATATCTTTACCGTTTTCAGCCATTGGTTTTATAAACCTCCTTCATATTGAGCCAATCGTCACCAAGCTTCAACTCGATTCCAATCGGCATCGTGTATTTAAAGCCATAGCGTCTTTCACATTCACTGGATAAACACATCATGGCCTCCTTTAAAGTTTTGATAGCTTTCTCTTCTTCCTCTGGATATACATCCAAAACAATGCTATCATGTACTGTGTTGCATATAATAGTCTTTAAATTTCGTTCTGTCAACAAGTTTTTTAATTTAATTAGTGCTATGGGCAGTAAGTCAGCCGTAGCGAATCCCTGTACGGGATAATTTTTTATAGCGGTGGAATTTGTCACACTTCCACTACGCAATCTCTCCACGTTAGGGAAAAAGTACTGTCTTCCAGAGGGCAATACCACCTTATTTGTCATAAAAGCGTCATTCTGCAGTTTCCTGTGCCACGCCGTCACGCCTATGTATTTATTCTTAAACGCCCTGTAATAATGCATTTGCTTGGGTGTACCTAAAATACCCCCATAAAGCGGTTTAAAGGTGTCAGATTTCGCTTTTTGCCGTGACACGCCCAGTATCTTAGCCGTATATGCGTGAACATCAACATTACCTATCGCATCCTTGTAAATTTGCTCATCATTAGCCAAAAATCCCGCCACTCTGAACTCCAACTGGGCGTAATCCCCTTCAAGTATCTTTCCGCCCTTCCACCTAGAAACGATGCATTCCCGAACGGGAAATGTATTGCCCCTAGGCATGTTTTGGAAGTTCGGGCTACGGGAGGATAGCCTGCCAGTACTTGTCACGCATTGCATGAATTGAGGATGAATTTTTTTGTCATCCAATATGGAACTTTGCATTCCTTCAACAAAAGTACGCAAATACGTTCGTATGGCAGAATAGCGTACATACTTTTTTAGAAATTCGTGAATGGCATCGTCAGCAGTAGATAAATAACTCTCCAATATGTTTTTGTCGGTTTTAAATCCCATTGCGGAACAATCAATGACATTTCTAGGTTTAAGCTTTAGTCCCGCTCTCTCATTAGTGTTTGTAAACAGTAACCCTTTTGTGGCACAAGTTTTGCATTTTCTTTTTATATTACTAGGTGTTCCATCTTTTTTTATGTAAGTATACTTTCCTGTACCTTGACAGTTATGACAAATAGTTCCGTGCGTTTTAAACACGGGTCTAGCCATAGAATTTATTTCCATATAAAAATCTTGCACAGTTTCAAAATTAGTTCTTCGTTTAGGCTTGCGCGTGTTTCCCCTTAACTCATACCCAATATTAAATACTGTCGCCCATCTTTTTTTGTCGGTCAGTTTCATCGAATAAAAAAGTACAGACCTGTCCTCTGGTGAATCCAAGTTAACAGGAGTGTCACCCATAAAGTTCTTTACTTTGTCATTCAGATATTTTTCCAAGTCAACAAGTTCTTTTTCAAATTTAGTTTTTATACTTGTTAGTGTATCTGTATTAATGTGTAAGCCGTTCATTTCAATGTCAGCTAAAACTTTTGTCAGTTCCATAGACATTTTTATAGTAGGCACTATTCCGTTAGGCATTGGTTTCCTTTATTTCTTCAACTGTATTTAATTTTGCATCTAAATAATCGTTACTCTCTAAAGATAAATTTCCTTCTAATTGCAAACCACCATCCTCAACTAAAATTTTTCTAGCTTGTTCTTCTGTTTCTGCTTTAACTTCATAAACATAAAAACAAGGTACATCAAATATGTATTTTTTATTCATATAAATCCTCCCAATTCATTTTTAATTTACTCAACTGCGCCATAGCCAATTGATAAGTACTTTCAACATCCTGTTTACCATACTCTTCTACAATAGTCCAAGGTATTCTTTCATAGGATGTATTATTCTTCATAAATGGTTGAATTAATTCACTTTTTTTAAGTGCCACGCCTTTTCTTTTACAACAATCCTCCAATGAAAATCCCCACTTGATGCCCCGCGCCATAAGATATTCCATAACCATCGTGTCGTGCAATTTTTTGTCGTAAGTAAATCCACATTGCACCAACCAACTGTAATCAAATTTTATGTTATGTCCTATGAGAACGTCAGTTCTATCCAGAACATCCTGTAATTCTTTTTTTGCGTTAGGCGTTGGTGGTTCATCACGATGATAAAAACACAAATACTTAACAAAGTTGTCATCCATCTTATAACCAACTGACACCAACATATTTCCGTTAAAAGGACTGGATATCTTATTTCCTTTTTCATCAACATCAAAAGAAGTTTCTACATCAAGCGTTGTTATCACTTTCAAAAACTCCTCTCCTAATGCTTATTGTTGCGTGGCGTGACCCGTGCCAACCATTTAATTTATTCTTGCTTATCGTGATGCATCTATTAGGGTCAGACAAATCATTATTGTCAGCCCCTCTTCCGATGCCAATAATTAAATCGGCTTCACCCGCTTTTCCTGTTCGAGAATTATCTAGCATAGAGTAATCAATTATGGATTTTCCCTCCGCCTCATAGCTTGCTTGGGACACAGCCCATAACAAGCATTCGTGCCTTTTGGAAATTTCCCTTGCCCTAACATAAACTTCCTTTAATTTTTCATCCGTTCTATTGTATGTACCAGAAATATGAACCTTGTCAAGTTGGTCTATGAACATAACATCTGGTCTGTAAATTCTAGCGTATTCATTTATCTCATCTATGTGCGTACCTACACTATCAAAAACCGTCAAGTAGGGTTTTACATTTGTCAAGTACTCTTCCTTGTAGTTTTCCAGATTGTCGGCTATCTCTTCTTTCGTTTGATTGAAGTAGGATTGTATTATGCGAAGTTTAATCCTAACAGCAGGTTCTTCATTAGCCCAGTATGTCACCTTTTTTCCTTGTCTGATATATCCCGATGCATTAAAACTCGCAAATGTCGTTTTTCCTATTTCGGGTCTAGCAAACACAATGATGAAATGCCCCCTGTCCAATGAGGGAACATTGTCACCGATTGTCAGTAGTCTATGTCTAAATTCCCCCTCCATATTATCCAGATTAAATAATTCTTCTATATCCTCTTCCACCTCGTGAAAAGTTTCGCTACCCACCATATTCTGTTCATCTAGCATTTCAACTAAACGTCTTAATCCACTTACATCTTTGTCAGCCCCTGTATAAATGTCAACAGCCTTTTCGCCTATCTCTTTTGCCTGTTGTCTCGCCCAGAAATTTTTTATGGCATCAAAATTCAGTTCCGATATGGAACTATTTTCATCGAGTTCATCTATGGTATCCACTATGTTCTGTTTTGTCGCCTTTGGCACTGCGGGATACAGGTCAGCATACATTACCTTTAATTCTCTTAATGTCAGTATTTTTTCGGGGTACTTGTCGTGTATCTTCTCAATTAGGGTATATACTATGCCATAATCCCTATTAAACATCCCCTTGTCAATAAATCTACGAACCTTGTTGTAATGCTCATAATTAAGGCAGATAGAAAGAATTTCAGTATGTATCATTCATCCAACCCCAAGCCTTTTTATCCACCTTACTCACAAGCTTTTCCACATCCTCATCCAACATTTCCTTTACATCCTCATCCAACATTAAAAATTTTACATTCATATTCAAGGACAGGTCATCCGCCAGTTTCAACGCCTTTTTTGTCGCATCCTTATCCAACGCCACGCCTACTTTCTTATACTTTTTTATCACATCTATGTGGGATTGCAACAAGTTTGTTCCTAGCAACGCAATACCTACACAAAACTTTGACAGTTTTAGAGCAGACACCACATCTTCAACTATTATTGCTGTATCGCCTTTTCCATATATAAAAGGATACCCCGAATTGCCATAGCGATACCATTTTATTCTTTTAGTTTTATATAAATCCCTACCAACCGCATCAATTATCTTATCTTCCTTATAAATTAAAAATACTGCTCTATGTAAATGTCGGTCATATCTTATAACAGGCAAATAATCTTGTAAATCATATTTTTTTATGTAGTTTATAAAATCCTTATTATTATACTGGTTGACTATGGATAACCCCGTAACATTTTCCCAGTGATGCCTATAATAAAATATCTCTGGTTCTTTCTGCTTTTCCACCTCTTGAAACAATCTTTTAGATAGTGGGCTACGAGTTCTGCCCTTGATGTTGCAATCAGCGTGAAAGCAGTTGTAAATAGTCTGTATACCATTATTAACAGCGGAAAATGTATTCTTGTTAAAGCAGATGGGACAATCTATCCTAACGCTTTCACTAGTCTTTAAATCCAGTTTATTTAAAAAATTTTGTAGCATTCCACTCCTTTATTCACGCGGGGGATAGCCGCCTCACCTATCACTATAATAGTTTATTAACTGCACTATCCCCTCAAATCTAGGTGGAACTTGGTATCGCTTTGGCACTCCACAACCACTATAGTCGCTAAACCATAGACCTCGCTAGATATGTTCCTAAACTTACTTGGACTATACTAGAAAACCCCGATTTCTTTCCTTATTATCGTTTTCAGTACTAGGGATGTATAGCCCAAGTAAATTTAGCTAAACTTTTGTGAGAAGACACCCGTTCACTACGCATAGGGATATGGACTTGACCGAAACCAAGTAGTCACTGAAGTGGCACATTTCTGTGCATTAACTGTAGACCACCCCATATTTTTGCCGAAGATTCTCCAGTTCGCCTCATCTAGAATTGCGTGGCATTTTTTACCATTAAAACTCTGCTGAGCATCTCCTCACAAAAGTTTAGTGGGGCAGTTTGGGAACTCTTGATTACTTTGTGTCATAGACTTACAGCTTACACTATGTGACCACCTACATCAAACACAATCACC